GGCGCGTAGTCGCTCAGCAGCGGTCGCCACGGCGGACTCGGAGTTCGCCGAGATCATCGCCTGGTACGAGGATCTGCTCGAGCGGACGGTTCCGCCGACGGACCTCGCCTGGGAGCCGGTCAAGATCGGCCCGACGTGGCAGTGGGACTCAGGCTGGGTCCTGCCGCGCCACTCACTCGGCTGGCGGGTGCTGGCCTGGTGCGGCGTGTGGCTGCGTGACAAGCACGGCAACCCGTGGCAGTTCACCCCCGAGCAAACCCGCTTCCTGCTGTGGTACTTCGCCGTAGACGAGGACGGCGACTTCCTCTATCACTCGGCCGTCCTCCAGCGCCTCAAGGGCTGGGGCAAGGATCCGGTGGCCGCATGCCTGGCGGTCGCGGCGTGCTTCGCAGAGGTCACCTTCGACCACTGGGACGGCGACCAGCCCATCGGGCGCGAGGAGCCGAACGCCTGGGTGCAGGTGGTCGCGGTCAGCCAGGAGCAGACCAAGAACACGATGAAGCTCATGCCGTCGCTCATCAGCGCGGAGGCTCGGCGGCACTACGGGATCCAGGTCGGCAAGGTCAACGTCTACGGCCTCGGCGACACTCGCCAGATCGAGGCCGTGACCGCGTCGCCGCTCGCGATCGAGGGTGGGCGCCCGACGCTCATCATCCGCAACGAGACGCAGAACTGGCTCACGGGCAACCAGGGTCACGAGATGGCCGGCGCGATCGAGGGCAACGCAGCGAAGTCCGAGGGCGGCGCTGCGCGGATGCTCGACATCTGCAACGCCTACCGCCCCGGCGAGGACTCAGTCGGGCAACGCGTCCGCGAGGGCTTCAATGCCACTCAGGGCGACACCCCGACGGCGATGCGGTTCGGCCTGCTGTACGACAGTCTCGAGGCCCCGCCCGAAGCCCCTCTGACCGCCGACACCGCGCCCAGCGTGGTCGCAGCCATCAAGGGCGACTCGTCCTGGCTCGACACGCGCCCCACGGGCCGCATCGTGAAGTCGATCCTCAACCCCGCCAACCCGCCGAGCGAGTCCCGGCGCAAGTGGTACAACCAGATCACCGCCACCGAGGACGCCTGGGTGGATCCGCAGGAGTTCGACGCCTGCGCGAACCGCGCCGAGGTCGTCAAGAGCGGCGAGCCGGTGGTCCTGTTCGGCGATGGGTCGAAGTCCGACGACGCGACCGCGATCGTGGGATGCCGCCTCTCCGACGGCTTCGTGTTCACCGTCGGCGTCTGGCAGCGCCCGCCTCGCGCCGAGGAGTGGGTCGTGGACCGCGCAGCGGTCGACCTGCGCGTCCGCGAGGCGCACAAGACCTGGGACGTCCGAGGCTTCTTCTGGGACCCCTCGGATGCCCGCGACGACGAGACCGGCGAACGCTACTGGGAGCCGTTCTGTGACACCTGGGCCGCGGACCTGTCCGCCGGCTACGAGCTGCTCGCACAGAAGGACGGGGACCGCCGCCACGCGGTCATCTGGGACATGAGGATGCCCCGTCACGTCTCGCTGTTCGTCGAGCACGCCGAACGCTTCACCTCCGACGTCTCGGAGCAGACACTGACCCACGACGGGTCCGCGCGGCTGCGAGAGCACGCCCACAACGCTCGCCGTCGCCCCAGCAAGTTCGGGGTCTCGCTCGGCAAGGAGCACCGTCAGGCCCGCTTCGAATGGGAAAGCGTGCGCGATTTCCTGATCCTGCATTATGCCGCGAACGTGCGGCAGGGCGAGCCGTTCTGGGATCGCTGCCGCGCCATGCCCTTGCCCGACAGCCTCGCTGCGCGGCTCGACCTGTTCCGTGCGACTGGATACCTCCACCGCGAGCACGAGCCGATCGAGCTGCCGGCGAACGCGACCAAGGAGCAGAAGACGCTCCGCGACCTCGCCCGCACGCCGTGGCTCGGTCTCGTGGTCGCCTCCACCTCGCAGGCCCAGATCGTCGACGGCTACCGCTCGCCGGACCAGACCGACAACTCGACGCCCTGGGGCGCATGGGAGCGCAACCGCTTCTCCCGCCTCCAGCACTCGATCCACCACGCCGCGAACGGCTACGGCTACTGCTACGGCAAGGCCATGCCGGGGACCATCGGCGGCGAGCGTCGCGCCCGCCTGACGGCCGTGGACCCCTCGCACGCCCTCACCGTCTACGCCGACGACCTCGAGGACGAGTGGCCCATGTACGCGCTGCACGGTCGACCGGCCGGCAACGAGTGGGTGATGAAGCTCTACGACGACGAGTTCGAGTACTTCGTGCGCGTCGGCGCCTCAGGCGACGAGGTCGACTTCATCGAGTGGCGCGGCCACGAGGTCGGCGTCTGCCCGTTCGTGCGCTACGCCCCATTCACCGACCTCAAGGGCCAGCCGGTCGGCGAGGTCGAGCCGTTCATCAACCTCGCGAAGCGGCTCAACAAGAACGTCCACGACCGGCTGCTGGCGCAGCACTACAACTCGTGGAAGATCCGCACCGTCTCCGGCGTCGACCTCGGCAAGGGGCTCAAGGAGCCCACTGCTGAGTCGACCGTCGAGGAGTGGGCGGAGTACCGCGCCGAGGTCGAGCGTCGACGCATCAAGCTCTCCCAGTCGGAGATGCTGGTCGCCCGCGACCCGAACACCAAGTTCGACACCCTCGACGAGACGCCGCTCGACGGCTTCGTGCGCGTCGACGAGTCCGACCAGAAGACCTTGGCGGCCGTCTCGCAGACGCCCATCACGGCCTTCGCCGAACTCTCCAACGTCTCTGCCGACACCATCGCTGAGATCCGCAACGGCTGGGCACAGAAGGTCACTGTGCGCCGCGACGGCCTCGGCGACGCTCACGCTCAACTGCTCCGCCTCGCAGCCCACATCGAGGGCGACGAGGCCGCGGCGCAGGACTTCCGGGCGCGGATCACCTGGCAGGACATGCAGGTCCCAGGAGGGCATCCATGTCCGAGCAGGACACCACGCAGGAGACCGAGGTCACCCCCGAGGAGGCCGAGGACCAGAACCCCACGGTCGCCGGACTGGTGAACCGCCTTGGCGACGCAGGCTGAGGCCATCGCGCACCGCGAAGCCCTCGCGGACGTCATCACCCTCGCGATGGCCGAACTGGTCACCGAGTGGCCGTCGCTGCCACTGGACTCGCCCGAGGCTGCTCGCGTGGCACTGGCCGGCCTGCTAGGCGACCTGCTCGACGCGTTCCACCCGGTCGCCGGCGGACTCGGCGCCGACTGGTACGACGACCTGCGACTGGCCGCCAACGTCCCCGGATCCTTCACGGCACCACTCCCCGACCTGCCGCCCGTTCAGCAGATCGAGAAGACCGCCTCGTGGGCCGCGTCCGGCCTGTACGTCGACGTGGACAAGGCACTGGCCGACTCCGCTGCTGCGGTCGAGCGCCTGCTCGCCCTCGCCGACCGCGAGGCGATCGAGACCCCGGTGGGCGCGCTACGCCAGCCCCAACGCCTGCGCGTTCTGCGCCCTCAATGCCACCCGCGGCCCCGTCTTCCGCAGCGAAGACACCGCGGCGTCGAAGTACCACAATCACTGCCGATGCATCGCCGTGCCGGTCTGGTCGATGAGCGACTACGACGAGGCCCCGTTCGTCGCCGACTGGCGTGAGACGTACTACGCCGCCCGTGACGCTGCCGGCCCTGGCGCCGATGCGAAGGCGATCCTCGCGCAGATGCGCCGCCTCGGCGGCCTCCGCTGATCTTCCGCCCCCGGTGGGCGGCAGCACCATCCCCTAGCCCCAGGAGGGCATCCATGTCCGAGCAGGACACCACGCAGGAGACCGAGGTCACCCCCGAGGAGGCCGAGGACCAGAACCCCACTGCTGAGCAGCCGGAGTCCCAGGAGGACGACGGAGACGAGGCATGGGACCCCGAGCGGGCCAAGCGCAAGATCGGCAAGGTCAACTCGGAGAACAGGGCTCTCCGCGAGCGCGCCACCAAGGCCGAACAGAAGGCCGCCAGCGTGGACGACCTCACCAAGGAGAACGGCGGCCTCAAGGCGACCGTCCTCCAGCTCGAGGTCGGCTACGAGCTGGGTCTGCCGCTCGCGATCGCTCGGCGCCTCCAGGGCGCTACCCGCGAGGAGATGCTCGCCGACGCCGAGGCGCTGGTCGAGCTCGTGGCCCCCACCAAGCGCCCGCCCTCCCAGCGCCCCACCGAGCAGTTGCGCGGTGGTGGCCAGCCGGAGCGCGAGCCCGAGGAGACGGACACGCGCAAGATCGCCGCCCGGATGTTCCAGCACTGATGCCCCCGCACGGCCCCGCCACGGGCTTGCTGCGGTCAACCCGACGACCATAGGAGGTCACCGTGGCGAACACCCTCTACACCCCGGAGCAGGCGGCGCGGTCCACCCTCGCCGCCCTGCGCTACCTGACCACACTCCCGCGCACCGTCCGCCAGGACTTCTCGCAGGACTTCGTCGCCGGTCGCGGCATGGTGGTCAACATCAAGAACCCGATCACCGCCGGCGCGGCGCGGACCTACACCCAGGCCAACCGCACCGCGCGCGACGCGATCGTGTTCGACGAGCTCGACCAGGACACCATCCCGGTCACGATGGACACGCAGGTCTACAAGGCGATCCGCCTGCCCGACGACTTCGCCACGTTCACCCTGACCAGCCTCGAGTCCGAGGTCATCCGCCCGATGGCCGAGTCGGTCGTCGACGGCGTCACCGCCCCCCTACTGACCGAGATGAACGCCGTCGCCACCGACGCGAGCATCCCGGCCCTCGCCGCGGACGGTTCCAACGCCCTCGCAGTGCTGATCGCCGCCCGTGCGGTGCTCAACGCTCGCAAGGTGCCGATGAGCGACCGCTACTTCGCCCTCACCCCCGAGGCCGAGGCCGCGTTCCTCAACGTCGAGCAGCTCCAGAAGGTCAACGAGTCCGGCACCGACGGTGTCCTGCGCGACGCCATCATCGGTCGCCTCCTGGGCTTCACGATCGTCACCGACCCCAACCTGACGACCTCGGTGGCCTACCACCGGGACGCCTTCGCCCACGTCACCCGCCCCTCGCGGGCGCCCGAGGGGGCCGGCTTCTCGGCCACCATCGCCCAGGACGGGTTCGCGCTGCGGTACCTCCAGCACTACAACCCGCTCCAGCTCGAGGACCAGGCCGTCGCCGACACCTTCGTCGGCGCGGAGACGATCAGCGCCACCCGCGCTGTCTCGGTCCCCGACCCGGTCTGATCGGAGCATGACGATGGCACTGCCCTCGCTCGCACAGGTGAGTGACCTCGCCTCGTGGGTCGGTCAGGAGATCCCTGACGCGGACCCGCGGGCGAGGGCGGTGCTGTCTGCCGCGTCGGCCCTGGTCCGCGCCCACACGGGCCAGACCTGGGTCGACGAGGCCGAAGCGCTCCCCGACGTCCCCGACGTCGTCTCGGTTGTCGTGGTGCAGGTCGCGTCCCGCGTGTGGCTGAACCCTGCCGGCCTGACCTCGGTCACGGTCGACGATGCCACCCGCCGCTGGGGGGAGGCTGGCGCGACCGGCCTGTACCTCACCGAGTCGGAGAAGAACACGCTGGCCGACTACTCCGCGAGCGGCCAGCCCAGCGACCTCGGCACGGTGTCGGTGACGCGCGGGACCCTCGGCGACTCGACGAT